ATGAAAGAGGGAGAAGTGCCTGAAAGATTATGGAGAGAGAAAAGTTATGAACCTATCGCAGGTAGATTGATTATGTTCCCTGCATGGCTAACACACTGTGTTGATCCTAATCAGTCTGATGATACTCGAATATCAGTATCATTTAATTTTTTACAAAAATCATTAATAATATAAGGAGACACTATGTTTAATGAAAATAAATATCAAGTTATCAAGAACGCTATCTCATATGAGTTAGCAAATTTTGTTTTTAATTATCAATTACTTAGAAGAGATGCTGTTCAATACATGTATCAAAATAATTTGACTGCTGACAACGGACATTATGGAACATGGAGAGACTCTCAAGTGCCTAATACTTATTCTGAGTATGGTAATGATGTTATGGAAACGTTAATGGTCAAAGTGCTACCTATTATGAAAGAACAAACAGGACTCGACCTAATACCCACATATGCCTATACAAGAGTTTATGAGAATGGTGCTATTTTAAAAAGACATAAGGATAGAGCTAGCTGTGAGATATCTGCTACTCTAAATCTTGGTGGTGATCCTTGGCCTATCTTTATAGATCCAACAGGAACCAATAATGTTATTAATGAGCAAGAAAATATAATGAAGCCCGATGCTCCAAAGGGGATAAAAGTTGATTTAGAACCAGGCGATATGTTAGTATATTCTGGTTGTGAATTAGAGCATTGGCGAGAGACTTTTGAGGGTAGTTTATGTGGACAGGTATTTTTACATTATAACCATATAAATGGACAATTTGCTGAGAAAAACAAATATGACGGCAGACCTATGTTAGGTTTACCTTCTTGGTGTAAGAACAATTAAATCTTTAAGCTATAGTTAAAAAATGATAGCATACTAGCGTTTTAAATATATTTAACCGAAATGACCAGTGAGATTAAAATAACATGTTTGGTATAGCTTCCTTTGCTGAATTTGCTTTTGGTGAATCTACTCATCAACCAGTAAACTTAGAAGGTGTTCAAGCTACAATAAGCTTAGGAGACATTGCAACGATTGCGGCCAATGCTGATGTTACACCAACAACCAATGTAGCTAATATATCTATTGGTGATCTGACTTTTGTTGGAGCGGCCAATGTAACTCTTAGCGGCAACGCACTTACTTCTAGCCTTGGTACTATGACACCAAAAGGAGATGCAAATGTATCTGCTAGCACCAATTTAGCAGGAACCGTGGGAGTTGGGTCTGTAACTATTGTAGCAAAAGCAGTAATAGCTCTTGACACTAATTTATTAACGTCCTCGGTCAACGGACCGGGTGTCGTGACTTGGAATGATATTGACGTAAATGCAAGTCAAACATGGACAAACGTGGAAACATAATATAAATTTGGAGGCAATATGGCATCAACATTTTCTACATCACAAAAATTCGAATTAATCACTACAGGTGAAAAGGCAGGTTTATGGGGATCTACAACTAACACCAATCTACAATTAGTAGAAGAAGCTGTTGGTGGTTTTCTATCTTTAAATGTGGCCTCATCAGATCAGGCCCTATCTATTAGTAATGGTGCATCGTCTAACGGACGAAACATGACTATTAAGTTTACAGGCACTTTAGCAGCAAATAGAAGCGTGACTGTACCTGATTCGATTGAAAAAATTTATTTAATAGAAGACGGTACAACAAGAAGTACAAGTGACTATACTCTAACTTTTAAAACCGCATCGGGATCAGGTGTTGTAATGCCGGTTGGTTCTAAGATGCTAGTATACTCCGATGGCACAAACATAGTGCAATTAGCGGTAGAAAAAGGTTATCACTCTATCGATAGAAATTATACAGCGGTGAATAATGATCAATTGATTATTGATACGAGCGCCGCAACTAGACAAGTGACATTACCAGCATCTCCTAGTGTTGGTGATCAAGTTACTTTTATAGATGCAAAAGGTTCCTTTGGTTCTAACAATTTAACAATCGCAAGAAACGGTTCTAACATTAATAGTTCTGCAGCTAACTTAACTGTCTCAACAAACGGAGAGGCTTTTACTTTAGTCTTCTTGAACGCGACTCGTGGTTGGTCATATAAAGATAAAATTTAAGGAGAGTAAATGGCTCTCATCACCTTAGATTTTTTACCTGGGATAGACAAACAAGATACCACAAAAGGCGCAGAACGTCGTTTTGTAGATTCTAATAATGTACGTTTTCGATATGGACTACCTGAAAAAGTAGGTGGTTGGTCTTCTCTTTTAACAGATAAGATAGTAGGTGTTGTAAGAAATCAACACCCGTTTACAGATTTAGATGGTAATAGATACGTGGCCCTCGGAACGGACAAGTTCTTATTATTATACTTTGAAGGTCAACTATTTGATATTACACCAATAAGAAGTTCTTTGACTTCTTCAACAATGGCTACCACTGATGAATCAGCCTCTGTTACAATTACCACAAGTTCTGCTCACGGAGCAAAAGCCGGTGACATCGTGCAATTAGATAGTGTCACTTTACCTGGTGGTACAGGTCTCAGTGCATCTAACTTTGAAGATGTTAAATTTCAAATTATTACAGCACCTAGTACAACAACTTTTACAATTACATCAACCGCAGCTGCTACAGCTACAGTTTCTACAGGTGGTTCTATTACTTGTAAGTTTTATGAAACTGTTGGTCCAAGAGAACAAACCTATGGTTATGGTTGGGGTGTTGGTAATTGGGGTGGCACCGTTGATTCTGCAACAGCAACAACAGTTAATGAAGCTTTGGATGCATCAGAAACAACAATCACATTAACAAGCGCTACCGCTTTTCCTACAGCAGGGACGATTTTGGTAGACTCAGAACTTATTACATATACAGGTAAATCCACAAACGATTTAACAGGTTGTACAAGAGGAGCTTCTGGAAGCACTGCAGCAACACACAGTGATGGTGCTACTGCTACCGATGCATCTGACTTTGGTGGATGGGGTGTGGCTGTGAAAGCTGATCAAGTACAACTAGAACCAGGTCTTTGGTCCTTAGATAATTTTGGTCAAGTATTAGTTGCAACAGTTGCAAACGGAAAAACTTTCACATGGAATTCTGGAGCTACAAGTGCCACGTCGAACAGAGCATCAACAAGCACTTCTAGTTTTCTTACCTCTAATAACCCGACTGCATCAAGAGCTACATTAATATCACCTACCACAAGACATTTAATTCACTTTGGTACAGAAACAACGATAGGCACAACAACAACACAAGATGACATGTTTATTAGATTTTCTGATCAAGAAGACATTAACACTTTTACACCTTCTGCTATTAACGCCGCTGGTACACAACGATTACAAGACGGAACAAAAATAGTCGGTGCTTTGAAAGCAAAAGAAACAATTTTGATATGGACCGATACCGCTTTGTATACCATGAAATTTATTGGTGCTCCTTTTACATTTGGTTTTGAACAAGTAGGTACCAACTGTGGTTTGATTGGTAAGAATGCAGCTGTTGAAATAGATGGTGTTGCTTATTGGATGAGTAATAATGGATTCTTTTTATTTGATGGTACAGTTAAGTCACTGCCTTGTTCCGTCGAAGACTTTGTTTATGATGATATTGATTTAACTAAAGGTCAACAAATTACAGCAGGTGTCAACAATCTGTTTACAGAGATTATTTGGTGGTACCCTGCATCAGGAGAAAATTTTAATAATAAATTAGTTGCTTATAACTATTTAGAATCTATGGGTTCTCAAGTGCCTGGAGGTATTTGGTACAATAGTACAGAAGGTCGTACATCATGGATGGATTCTAAAATCTACCCTAAGCCTTACGCAACATCTTATGCATCTAGCGACACCGGTACCTTTCCTACAATACAAGGTGTTACTGGACTAGGTGGTACAACGTATTTTGAACACGAGGTTGGTAATAATCAAATCAATACTGACGGATCGAGCACTGCGATTAGTTCTTTTGTAAAATCATATGATTTTGATTTAGAGGGACAGGGTACAGAAGGAGATAAGTTTTTATCTGTTCGTCGTTTCATACCTGATTTTAAATCATTGGAAGGCACGGCTAAAGTAACGTTGGCCGTGAAACGTTTTCCGTCACAAGATGATTCATCAACAGGTTTAAGTCCTTTCTCTATTACATCTGATACAACTAAAAAAGACACACGAGCTCGTGGTCGATATATAAATATTAAAATAGAAAACGATGACATTGATCAAAGCTGGAGATTTGGTACATTCAGTTTAGATGTGCAACCAGACGGAGGTAGATAATGGCAAAAATAAATGTTAAAATACCAGAACCAAAAGAAGAATATGATACATCTAACCAAAAACAAATAAATAGATCTATAACTACAATTATTGAACAGTTAAACTCTACTTATTTAGATGAAATTAAACAGGAGCAAGAAAGATTTTCTTGGTTTATAAGTGGCTAATATATATAAAAATGCAAAAGTAGATTTAACAACTACAGATATTACAACATTATATACAGCACCTTCTAACTCTAGAGCGATTGTAAAATCTATATTAGTATGTGATGATAGTAATAATGGAAGTACAATTACACTAACATTAACAGATGCAGCTAGTGCTATTTTTGTATTATTTGATGTAAAAACTGTAGCTGGTCACGCAACAGAACAATTATTGAGTGAACCATTAATATTACAAGAAAGTGAAATATTAAAAGTAACCGCCGCAGATGCTAATAGATTGCATGTTGTAGCATCAATATTAGAAATAAGTAGAGATTAAGGAGGTAAAAATGGTATCTTTTGTAGAAAAAGGCAAAACTGAAGTGATAGTCAATGGCACCGTTATAAAAGACGTTGAGATTGAGACTGAAGTAACAGTTAAAAACCTTAAAACAAACGCTGAATATAAGTCTGATGAAGAAGCTGAGAGCGATGTCAACAATCCAGGTACTGACACGAAACAAGAAGATATATCTAGAAGTGTCAATATAAAAGTAGCTAAGCTACCGGATGTTATATCCAAATCAGAGGATGAGTAGTTGATTTTTGAGGCAAAAAAAAGTAATGTATTTATGATAGATACTGGTAAATTATACGATATTACCGTAGCTTTTGGACTTTATAAGTCGTTTCCTCGCTATAAAGATCACACGTTCGAGGACGTGCTTCAACACATCGCCCCATCCGTAGATTTGAATCAGTACAGGATTCACTACAAAAATGGTTTACCTTACGCTTTTACGAATTGGGCTTTTTTAAATAAGGATGCAGAAAAAAGATTTATGACAACCGCAGAACTAAACCCTGAAGATTACAATAGTGGAGACATTCCTTGGCACGTTGATACAATCTGTATTGATGATGTTAAATCTGTTATGAAATGGACCAAACAATACTTTACTGATTTACTAGGATGTAATAAACCTGTAAAATGGCTTCGTGTAAGTGATGATGAAGTTATTACAAGAACTGTAACTAGATACACAAAGGAACATTATGGGATCAATTAAAAAAGCATTAAAACCTATCACAAGAGTCGTTGACAATATTATTCCTAATGAAATTAAACCTGCCTTACCTTATCTTGCAGCCACGTTTGGTGCGCCTTATTTAACTCCTTTTCTTGGAGGATTAGGTGGAGCAGGATTAGGTGGACTAGCTATAAGAAAAGGTTTAGCCGGTGCTCTTACCAATGTAGGAACACAAGCTTTGTTAGGTCAAAAAATAAATCCTGTATCAGCAGCAGTATCGGGTTTAACTCTCGGTGGTGGACAGTTTTTGAAAGGAGATCCTAGCTTTATAGGTCCTAAAACAGGGCTACCTGCGGTCGCAGAAAAAGTTGGAACTTTTTTATCACCAGATAAAATAAGTGGAATGTCAACTCTTGGTGAAATAGGAGCAGCAACCACTACCCCCCTTACAGCAGGAACTACGCAAGCAGCTTTTGAAGAAGCAGAAAAAGCTAATAGAGAATATGATGATTATGTAAGACAACAAGAAGAAGCAGGAGCAGCGGATATTCAATCAAGAAGAGATTACATTACAAAATACATGGGAATGGCAGGATTTGATCAAGCTCAAATTGATGATGCACTATCTCGTTATGGATACAAGACCGGGGGCCGCGTTGGTTTTTCCAGTGGTGGTAGTGGAACATTAGGTGATTCCATGCAAGACATGAAAATTCTTATAATGAAAAATCAAATTATAGACGCCGGTGGCGGTGGTTTCGGTGGAAAAGATTTAGATGATAAAACAGACATTGAAATTATAGAAATATACGAAGGTTTATTTGGTCAGGGCAAAGCAAACGGTGGACGTATTGGTTACAGAATTGGTGGTGGTCCTGTTAAATCATTTATCGCCAAATTATTAGGCTCTGAGCCTAGCGAAGAAGTTTTAAACAAAATGTTTGAAGAACGTAGAAAAGAAATACTTAGTGGTATGTTTGATGCCGAAGCGGGAACTGGTGCTTATTCAATGCAACAAATGCAAGAGGCTAATGATATGGCTACAAAACAAGCCATGCAAGAATTAGAAGAGTTTAAAGAGCGTATTGGTATGGAATTAGATAATCCACCCGAAGGTTCTGTGAGTGATGATATGATTGATCAAATTATGAATGCTAGAGAAAAAAGCAATCGTACTCCTGCTGAGAGGGCTAGAGAGGATATATTACAATATGACTCTCCCGTTCCAATGAATATAGGTGATACTCTCTCCGATAAATTTATGTTGGAAGATTTTCAAGATACAATAAAAAAACAAAAAGAAGAACAAAAAAAAGAAGGTAGCAGATTTGCAGACGGTGGACGTATTAAATATGCAGGGGGTGGAAGTTCTTCCACCGAACAACAAAAAAGAGAAAATTATTTTGATTTAAAAAGAGATGAGTTTATGTCTTTATCTGAATATTTATTAAGCCCTATGTCAGATGCTGATTTAAGAAGTGGTAAAGCAGAAGGTGGTATCATGAACTTAAAAACAGGTGGTATGCCAGCTGAAATGGATTTAAGACCAGGAGGTTTTGTACCGATTGGTGTCAAAGAAAAAGCTGATGATGTACCAGCTAGATTATCAAAAAATGAATTCGTTATGACCGCTGAT